TTCGCGCCATTGCCGAATATCAGCCGCCCGGCAGCGGCGACCTATCCGCAGGCGATCCGCTTACAGTCACAATGGATGATGAGATTGCGGATGATATAGACCGGCTGGATGCCAGCCTTACCGAAAGGATGAAATCCAGCGCGGAGCGCTCTATTTATTCGCGCGTCGTCGAGCAGGCGCTAAAGCTGGCGATGATCCACGCAGTGAGCATAAACCACCACCGCCCGCACATCGGTGCAGAAAGTTGGGTGTGGGGGCGCGAGTTGGCATTGTGGAGCGCAAACCAAGTCGCCAACTTCGCCAAAAACATCATCGCAGATAATGACTTCGAGGCGGCTTGTAAGCAAGTCATGGCGGCGGTAAAGGCTGGCGGTGCTGACGGGGTGACGGAATGGGAGGTTTCCCGTTCCTGTTCGCGCTTTAGGGGCATGAATAAAGCCAAGCGCCGCGAGGTGCTGGAGGTGCTGGAAAGCGATTACGGAATCCGGCAGGTATCCGCCAGCAGCGGCAAAGCTGGAAGGCCGTCAAAAAGGCTTGCATTCCCGCAATGAGTGGGCTATTATTTTCGCAAGCATTTGATGTAAAAGGCTTTTTCTGAGGGAAAAGCCTTAAAAAACAGAGTTCTGCAATAAATCGCAATTTTCGCAAGGTTTTTCGCAACAGAAAAGTCTTTGAAATCAGAATTTTAGCATTTTCGCACAAAAATCAGACACCCATAGGCGGCAACGGGGTCATGCGGAAAATGCGAAAATGCTAAAATTCTGATTATTAAAGGGTTTCCCGTTGCGGAAATTATGCGGAAATTGTGCGGAAATAAAAATAGCCCGCTGATGCGGGCTTTCGGCGTTTCTGTTGCTTTTGCCTGTATATAAGATATATTTTTTTATTATTTTTAATAATTTAATTTATTTATATATATAATGACGTGCGCGCGCGTGTTATATATCTGGGTTCGGCATTTCACGATTGATGCGGGCTTATGGAGGCTTTGGGCGCTGAGTGGCGGCAAAGGTATGCCGAAAGAAGGAAAATGCCTTGGCGGGCGCTTAAAATTGAAAATTAGCAGCATAGTATGGCAAAGTGTTGGCGCAATATCCGGCCTTGCAAAAAATATCTTGCAAAGCGCGATTTTTTAGCGCATAATCGCCGCACTAATTTTTGAAGGGGATGAAATGCCAAATAAAAAGCTGAAAGAATTTCGGAAGGCGGCAAAGTGTACGCAGTATGAGGCGGCCGAACTGTTCTACGTCAATCGGCGCACATACCAGCATTGGGAGCTTGGTGCGCTTCCTGTCCCGATGCTGGTGCAAGAGTGTATGGAGCAGAAGTTTGCCGAATTCATGGGGGCGAAAAGCAATGGCTGATGAAGCGGACTACGCAGCAGAAATTGAGCAGCGCGAGCGCGATGCAAGATTGAGCGCGGCGCGCAACAGGGCGCAGGCAATCGAAACGTCCGAAACGTGCCTTTGCTGTGGCGAAGTAACGCAAGGCGGGCGCAGGTGATGTGATTCGGATTGCCGGGATATTTACCAACAATGGCAAAAAATGGGGCGGCTGTGAGTTTCCGCACAGGATTCGGATTGCCTAAAAACGGGAACCCGGTTTGCCCGGCTTGCGGGAAAAACAGAAAGCCGGGCGACTTAACTCACGGCGCGTGCGCGGCAATCATGGCGCAGCGGGAAAGCGAAAAAAAACGAATGCGAAGCGGAATTAAAAACGCCGTTTCGGATTCGGATGTCAAACAGAAAATCGACAAGAACAGGAGAAAACGCTATGAATCTGGAAGAGCAGGGGAATACCTCGCAAGCCGATATGATTGAGGCGTTCGAGGAACGCGCCGCGATTATGGAATATGACGGCGGCATGACCCGCGAAGATGCAGAAACGGAGGCGCGCAAATGTTTGGGATGATCGCCAGTATGGTGGTGTTCTGTGGATTCTTCGGCGGGCTGGCAATCTCCGCAATTTTGGCAACATCGGAATGGGTTGAAAAAGAAAATGGCACGAACCTCTGATGAGAAAATTCAGGCAATCCTGATAGATTGGCGACTTGGGCAACTCAGCCAGCGGCATATCGCTGACAAGCACAAAGTCAGCAAGTCGCTGGTCAATAAAATCTGCAATGGCGCAACACAGGATGCCGCGCCAATCGTGACCGCTGGAGTCCAATACTTTCAAGAGCTTGCGAAAAAGGATGGACAAATCGTCCACGCAATCGAAAAAACCGTGGACGATATTTCAAAGCGGCTTGAATGGCTAAACAAGGCCGCGCTGAAAAACGTGCAAGAGGCAATGAGTGCGGAGTGCATCGACCAAGCCGATTACAGGGCGCGGGCGGATACTATCGCAAAGGCCAAAGAGGTGGTGGCCGGGAAAAACCCGGAAACCGCAATCCAAATCAACAACAGCAACGCCAATCAGCCAAAGCAAGCGATTGACTTGGCCGCATTCGCTGAGGCGCGGCGTAAAATTTTGGAGGAATACTAAGCATGATTTTGCCGAATGACGTAGCGCGGTGCCGGGGAGAAGGATCGGATGCGGAAGGCTGGCGCGAAGGTTGCGAATCCTGCCTTCGCCGCTTGAGTGGAGACAGGCCAGCCGGTGAGTTCTCAAGCTGGATTGAGCCGCCTCCGATTATCGCGTTCCAGTGCGAATTTTTGATTCATGACCCAGATTGATCGTCCGGCCTATCTCTACCGCGACGAAGCGCTAATCACCGAGGCGCAGGCAAGCCTATACGCCTTCGCGCGCATCATGTTCCGGGAGCAGCGCGGCTATAAATGGCAGCAGGCCGCGCATCACGATCTTATCTGCAACGCTCTGATGCGCGTCTGGAGAGGAGAGTGCAAGCGCCTTATTATCAACTTGCCGCCGCGATACTCGAAAACGCAGCTTTGCGTAATCGACTTTATGGCGTGGGCGCTTGGTAAAAATCCAGACTGCGAATTCATCCACACCAGTTATAGCGCACGGCTTGCCACGGCGAATAGCTGGCAAACGCGCGAGCTTGTCCAGCACGAGCAATACCGGCAGATTTTCAGCGGGGTTTCGCTTCGCACCGATTCGACCGCGAAAGACGAATGGCGCACCGATGCGGGCGGATGCGTTTATGCGGTGGGGACTGGCGGCACCATCACCGGCTATGGCGCAGGCAAGCACCGGGACGGGTTCGGCGGCGCAATCATCATTGATGACCCGCACAAGGCGGACGAGGCCACAAGCGACACCATCCGCGAGGGGGTGCTAGAGTGGTTTCAAAACACGCTGGAAAGCCGGAAGAACAGCCCGGACACGCCCATCATCGTCATCATGCAACGACTGCACGAGCGCGACCTTTCCGGCTGGCTGCTGGATGGCGGGAATGGCGAAGAGTGGGAGCATCTTTGCATCCCGGCAATCCAGCCGGACGGCTCGGCGCTATGGCCGGAAAAGCACACAATCGACGACCTACGCCGCATGGAGCAGGCCGCGCCCTATGTTTTTGCCGGGCAATATATGCAGCGACCGTCACCACTTGGCGGCGGCATTATCAAGGGGGCGTGGTTCCAGCGGTACGAAATCGAGCCGCCCAGCATCCAATACCGGAAAATATACGCCGATACCGCGCAAAAGACCGGCGAAGCGAACGATTACAGCGTTTTCCAGCTTTGGGGTAAGAGCGCGGATGGCAAAATCTACCTACTGGATCAAGTTCGCGGGAAGTGGGAAGCGCCGGAGCTTCGGCAGGCAGCGATTGACTTCTGGGAAAAGCACAAGCCGCGCGGCGTGCGCGAAATGGTGATCGAGGACAAGGCCAGCGGCACCGGTCTAATCCAAGACATAAAAAGAGCCGCCCGCATCCCTGTGCGCGGATTGCAGCGCAGCCGCGACAAGCTAACGCGCGTTATGGACGTGGTTAGCTACATTTCTTCCGGCTACGTTTGCATTCCGCAAACGGCGCACTTTGTCAATGATTTTGTGGCAGAATGCGAGGCATTTACCGCGAACGACTCGCACGCGCATGATGACCAGATCGACCCGCTTTGCGATGCGATTACAGATTTACTGGTGATTGGCGGGGCTTCTGCGCTGCTGGAATACTACAAGGGGGTTGCATCAAATGCCAAAGCAAACACAGCTTGACCAGTCTTTCGTGCAGCGCGTTGCCGCTGGCATCCGGTATGCAGTGCAGGGCGTAACGCCGTCCGATTGGATGACTCCGGCGCAGCCATTGCAGCCGGTGGCACAGCAGGCCGCAGAAGGCAGGGCGATGGATTACCCGGTAGGGTTCAACGCCCGCATCCGCCCAAAACAAGAGGCGACCGGATCGGTGACGTTCGACCAGTTGCGCGCTCTGGCTGACAATCTGGATATTCTTCGACTGGTGATCGAAACGCGCAAAGATCAAGTATGCGCATACGAATGGGAGATTCAGGGCGAGGGCGTGTCCGACGCTGTTCTGGCTGATGTGCGCGCCAAATTTTTGCAGCCGTCGCCGGATTGTGATTGGGATGGGTTTCTGCGGAAAATACTTGAAGATTTATTCGTGCTGGACGCGGTTGCCGTGTACCCGCGCCGAACGGTTGGCGGCGATCTGTATTCGCTGGAGGTGATCGACGCAGCCACAATCAAGCGCGTCATTGACGCAACCGGGCGCACACCATTGCCGCCAAGCCCCGCCTATCAGCAAATCCTGAAAGGCGTACCCGCTGCTGATTACACCTCAGAAAGCCTGATTTACGCCATGCGGAACCCGCGAAGCTGGCGGCTGTATGGCTTTTCGCCAGTTGAACAAATCATGCTGACGGCAAACATCGCGCTGCGCCGCCAAGCGATGCAGCTTTCCAGTTTCACGGACGGCAATATCCCGGCCAGCTTTGCGTCAGTGCCAGAAAGCTGGAACCCAGACCAGATTGCAGATTTCCAGAACTACTTTGATAGCATCATGTCCGGCAATCAGGTGACGCGCAGCAAGATGAAATTCATCCCGCTTGATACCGCGAAAATCAAGGAATCGCAGGATGTTGGGGCGTTACTCAAGGGGCAGTTCGACGAATGGCTGGCGCGCATCGTTTGCTATGCGTTCAGCGTATCGCCTACTCCTTTCGTCGCGCAGGTCAATAGAGCAACGGCAGAAAGCGCGCAAGATTCCGCCATTTCTGAGGGGCTGCTGCCGTTGCTGCAATTTTTGAAGCGCCTCATGGATAAAATCATCCGGCAGCAATTCGGGCTAGATGGCGTTGAGTTTCACTGGAAGATGCAGGCGGTAATCGACCCGCTTGTGCAGGCTCAGATCGACCAGATCAATGTGGCGGCGGGCATCATGTCGGCGGATGAAATTCGGCAGGCGCGGGGGGTGGGCGATGCGCCGGTTTAAGTACGACCCGGCCAAGGCGCAAAAACACGCGCCACGGCTTGCAAAGGCGTTGCGAAAAGTGCTGGCAACGGAGGGCGCGAAGATCGCCGCGCAGTTGCGCGCCGTTGCCAAGTCGGAAGCTGATGACCTGCTGAATAGTATGGATTTTGGTGCGATTGGCAATGCGGTCGGCAAGGCGGTCAATCCAGTGATTGAGGCGGCGCACGCGCAGGCGGCAACTGATGCGCTTGTGCAGGTTGGCGCTGCTGTTGACGTGCGGATGGTCAATCAGCAGGCAGTGGCCTACGCGGAAGAGCGCGGGGCAGAGCTGGTAACGCAGATTGCTGACTCGACACGCGACAAGGTGCGCGCGCTGGTAGTGGCGGCGGTAGAGAATGGCGCAAGCAGCTTTGATCTTGCGGACGAGATCGAGGGCGCGCAACTCTTCGGCGCTGTTCGGGCTGACTTGATTGCCAGCTATGAACTTGGGCAGGCCATGTCGCAAGGCAATTTGCAAGGCTGGAAAGATTCGGGCGTAGTCTCTGGCAAAGGGTGGGCAACGGCTGGCGATGAAATTGTATCCGATGGCTGCTCAATGAACGAGCAGCAGGGCATTATCGGCATCGATGAGCTTTTCCAATCCGGCGACTCCGCGCCGCTGGCGCACCCGATGTGCAGGTGCAGCTTATACGGGGCAGAAATTGGAAAATACACCACACTTTCTGGGTTGGAAAAGTTCAACCCAAATCACGATGAGAAAGGCCGATTCACCTCAGAGGGAAGTGCAACTTTTGTCAGCACCACAAATTTGAGAGCTGTAGAAAGGATGAAGTTGGCGCATGAAAATAAACAAAACCCGATTGTTAGAAGAGGCGGAATTGAGGTAAAAATAAATGATAAAGGAGTGCCGGAAACAACAAAGAATGGTGAAATTGTGCCAATGAATTATGGCGAAAAAATTGTTTCCGTTAAAGAATTGAGAGATACAAAATCAGCAAGCAATATAAAACTTGCCGATGCTGTTGAGGCTAAAGGATTCACCCATATAATGGGTAGCAAGGTTCCGCTTCACGAAAGCGAAGCGTCAGCAATTATGGATGCGGTGAATAAACACCCAGCAACGAAGGAACGAAAAGCGGAGGCAGATAAAAATGCAGAAAGGATGAAGCAGCATGACAAAGAAGAAGCGGAATATAAAAGGCATTACAACTCTATTATTTCGGCAATGACGCTTAACGGCAGATCGAAATAACATAGTTGTACATGACACGATATTACTTTTGCAGTCGATCCTCGCGCTCCAATGATTCCGCTCAGTAATCACTGAGCGGATATTTGCGGGGCTTAGGCATTGTTGCGGGCAAGGTCAATGATATAGTTGCGGTCGTAGTCCTCGCTTACCACGTCGAGCAGCACACCGCCACGTTCTCCGAACGTTCCGCCGCAGACGCATCCAGAAACACCGCAGAGTTCTGAGCGCAGGCGGAGAGCGGTCTTGCGGCTGATTTTGTGCATTCCGGCGAAGCGTCCGTTAGCGATGACTACTGGGCGTACTTTCGAGGAGGTGTTGTGGAAATTATTGGTTAGGGTGACAGTTTTCATTTTAATTCTCCTTTTGTTGTTGCGTTTCCGATGTGTTGCATTATACGCATTTTTTTCGCAAAAGCAATACTTTTGCGCTATTTTTTCGCAAATTATTTTTAGGGATAAATTTGACAACGCCAGCAAAATGCTTTACAAAGCAAAAATCTAAAGGGGGCGGCATGAAAGTTTTCGCACAACTCACCAAAGTGGACGAAGAGCAGCGGCTGATTTTCGCCCGCGCAGCGCAGGAAACGCCTGACCGTTCCGGCGAAATTCTCGACTACGAAACCAGCAAGCCGTTGTTCCAGAAATGGAGCAACGAGCAAGCGGAGGCCAGCGGCGGCAAATCCTACGGCAATCTGCGCGCGATGCACGGCAGCGGGGTTGCTGGCATCTTGGCAGAGCCTATCATTTTCGACGATGCCGAACGCGCGCTGGATGTGGTGGTAAAGGTGGTTGACGATGCCGACTGGAAGAAGGTTCTCGCCGGAGCCTACACCGGCCTGAGCATTGGGGGGAGCTATGCAAAACGCTGGAAAGATGGCGACCTTACCAGATACACCGCCGCCCCGGCTGAAATCTCGCTGGTGGATCGTCCGTGTATTCCCACGGCAAAATTCTTCGACGTTCGCAAGGCGGACGGGTCTTTGTCTAAAATGGAGTTTGCAAACATGACCGAAAACGCAGCAGAAGTGCAGGTAAAGGGCGAGGCATCGGACGTTGAGCGTTTGGGCGAACTGCTCAATAAAAACGCGCTATCGGTTGCCGATGCAATCGAACGGCTGGAAAAGTCGCTTGCCGATGCGGAGCCTGCCGAAGAATTGAAAAAATCCCTGTTCGACGTTGCGAAACTGGCAGAAATTGTGCAGGCCATTAAGTACATGGCGGATAAAGCGGCATACGAAGCCAACCAAGAGCCGGATGACTCCGGCATTGCTGACCGCCTGCAATCGCTGGCCGCTGATGCCGCAATCCTGCTGCAAGACTTGGCCGCGCATGAGGCCGCTGAGATTGTGGGCGGCGAAGATGAAGCGCAGCCCGATGGTGAGGTGCTGGCTATGTCCGTCAAGTTGGCAGGGCTGGCAAAGGCCGGGGCGCGCAATAGCGCGGCAGACGCAAAGACCATCCAAGAATTGCACGACCTCGCAAACAAGCTAGGCGCAGCTTGCGCTGCTGGCAATGTCGGAAAAACAGACGAAGCGGAGGAATTGCAGAAGGCCGACGCGCTAACTAAGGCAATCGACGATGCGACCGCACCGTTGAAAAAGCGCATCGCAGAACTTGAGGCGCAGCCGCAGACCGCAGATATTGCGCTGCTGGCAGTGGATAAGGGCGCGGATGCTGTGCAAGTGCAGAAAACTGAGATCGCCCCGGTAATTGGCATCACCGGGGAAATCAGCGAAACGGCAACACTGATTAAAGCGGCGCGGGCGAAAAACCTGCAAATCATCAACTAACCAAGCTGTAAATTTTGGGCATCCGCCGTGAGGCGCTGCCCACCCCTTCGGGGTTTTACTTTAACTCGCCGTGAGGCGAACAAAGGAGACTGCAATGCCTGACGTTACTACTCAAACGCTTGACCTGATTAAAAACCAACGCGCAGAACTGGCAAAGGCTGGTTGGGCGCAATCGGCTGTTGCCACTTCTGGCATCACCAACTATGACTTGGAGCTTGGAGCTAAAAAGCTGTTCCCGGTCAAAACTCCGCTGCGCGATATTATCCCTCGCGTGTCCGGCAAAGGCGGCATTCAAGCCAACTGGCGCGCAGTGACCGGCATCAACACCTTGGGCGTGTCGGCTGGTATCAGCCAAGGCCAGCGCAATTCGGCGGTTACTCACGCAACCGCTGACTATTTTGCAGCTTACCGTACCCTCGGCATGGACGACTTCGTTAACTTCCAGGCTGATTGGGCTGCTGAAGGTTTCGACGATGCCAAGGCGCTGGCTGTTGAGCAGTTGCTGTACTCGACCATGATTCAGGAGGAGTTCACCGACTTGGGCGGCAACACTTCCGTCGCGTTGGGCGTTACACCTACGCCGACATTGGCAACTGCCACCACTGGCGGCACCCTGCCAGCGGCAACCGCCTATATCGTCAACTGCGTTGCACTGACCCTGCACGGCTATCAGCAGTTGGCCGGGTACAACAACGGCACCACCGGACAGGCTGTCAATATCGCCGCCGGTGCGCTGGCTGCAACCATCGCCCGCACCAATATGGACGGCACGACCGACACCGTAGCTGGCGGCGTGGCTCAGGTATCGGCAGCGGCAACCGTCACCACCGGCGCAGGAGCTACCAACAGCATCACCGCAACTGTGGCACCGGTGCGCGGCGCTGTGGCCTATGCGTGGTATTGGGGTACGACCGGCGCGGTGGTGTTGGGCGCTGTGACTACCATCAACAGCCTGCTGATTACCGCCGCCGCGACTGGCACCCAGAACGTTTCGGCCTTGCCTGCTGCTGATAACTCGACCGATTCGCTGGTTTATGATGGCCTGCTGTCGCAAATCATGAAGGCGGGTTCCGGCGCTTACTTCGCAGACTTGGCAACCGGCACCGCTGGCGTGGGTACCGTGCTGACTTCTGACGGCGCGGGCGGCTGTAACGAAATCGACGCGGTGCTGCGTGACCGTTGGGACTTGTATCGCTTGTCCCCTTCGCAGATGTTTATGTCGGCATCGGTGGCGCTGGCTCTGAACAAGCTGATTATTGCCAACGGCGGCGCGCCACTGATTCGCTACGGCATGGACGCAAACGGCGCGACGATCACCGCTGGCACGATGGTCGGCAGCTACCTGAACAAGATTACCGGCACGCTGATTAAGGTGACTATTCACCCGAACATGCCAGCCGGTCAAATCCTGTTCTACAGCGACTCGACACCGTATCCGACAAGCGGCATTGGTAGCCCAATCGTCAAGCGTGTGCGCCGTGACTACTTCGCAACCGAATGGCCGCTGAAATCGTACCGCTTCGAGTTCAGCGTAGCGTTCGACGGGGTGCTGCAATGCTACTTCCCGCCAGCTTACGGCCTGTTGCGTAACATCGCAGCCTAACCGGTAGGCACCATCTGACGGCTTCGCAAGAGGCCGTCACTTAGTGGCAATCGAAAACGAAGAGGGCGAAAAATGAAGATTTTTTGTGATGGAAATTTAAGCATCGACGGCGTTGAATATGAAAACGTCAATGGCGCGTGCGAAGTGCCAGATTCGGCCAATGTTGCCGAATTGCTGGCGCATGGCTGCTCGTTGGAAGAGCCGAAGCCAGCCAAGGCTAAGCGGCAGCAGGTGGCTGAAAATGTTGCTTAACGTCCCGGCTGATTTTGATGGCGCGATTATGGATGCCGCCGGTACCATCTGCCAGCCGGTGAACGGAGTGGTGGATATTCCAGACGGCCTTCTGCACGCAGGGCTGTTTGCGCGTGGGCTGACTCAAGTTCCGCCAGCTGCACAAGCCGCGCCGGAAGAAAAGGCCGCTGAGTAATGGCTGACCTGACCACGCTGGCGAACGTCAAGACTTGGATAGGCATCCAGACCACCGGGGACGATGCCACGCTTACGCGCTTGGTTGCCAGCGTTTCGGCCTACATTCAGAGCTGGCTCAATCGCCAAATTCTGACGGCCAGCTATACCGAGGTGCGGAATGGTACCGGCACGCCAAGCATCGCGCTGTCCAATTGCCCGGTGCAGAGTGTCCAGAGCTTGACGCTTAACGGCGTGACCATCCCGCAATCGCCGGACGGCATCGCGCCGGGCTTTGTGCTGCACAGTGGCAATATGCTGTCCTTGGTTGGGATTGCTTACACAAGCATCTTTCCGATGGGGCTGGCGAATGTGCGGATTGTGTACACAGCAGGATTCGCCACGACCCCGCCAGAGCTTGAGCAGGCTGTGATCGAGTTGATCGCTCTGCGCTTCCGTGAGCGCACCCGGATTGGTGAGGTATCAAAAAGCATCGGCGGCGAGGTGGTGAGCTTTTCGCAAAAAGACTTCCCGGACGGCGTGCGGACAATCCTCAACAACTACAAAAAAGTGGTGAGCTTGCGATGATTCGCGCATCCATCACTGGTGAGCGTGAGCTTGTCGAGCGTTTCGGCAAATACCCGGATCGCGTAACCGGCGCACTTCGCCGGGCAATGGAAGAATGCGCCCGCGACCTGCACGCGCATGTCGTGCGCGACAAGTTGGGCGGGCAGGTGTTGAAGCGCGTCACCGGCGACCTGTCGCGCTCGGTAACGTGGAAAGTCGAGCATGATGGCGGCAATCTGGTTGGCATAGTTGGCGCAAATACGCCATATGCAGGGCGGCAGGAGTTCGGATTTGTCGGAACCGAAACGGTGCGGGCGCATGTTCGGCGCACTCAAGCGCAGATGGCTGGCGCGAAATACAACGCAATCGGGCGCGAGACACGGCCAAGCCTGGCAGCAGCAAAAGGAACCGGCGCGCAGATGGTTCGGTCGTTTGTTCGGCACGTCAATTACCCGGCGCACAGCTATTTGCGTTCGGCACTGGACGACATGCGCGTTGAGATTTCAGCGCGGATTGAAAGCGCCGTAAGAAAGGCGCTGCAATGAACCGTGAGGCGATTTATTCCGGCCTGTTTGCTCTGGTATCATCTACGCCGGGCGTGGCCTATGCCAGCCGCCGCATGAAGGCATTGCAGGACGTTGCGCCCGGCGATACTCCGGCGCTATTCATGGAGCAGAAGGGCGAATCTGTTACCACGCGGACGCGGATGCCTTCGCAATGGACGCTGAATGTCGATTTGGCTGTCTATGTGGCGACCGGCGCGAATGACTCGCACCTGATACCGGCTTCGGTCATCAACCCGATTCTGGACGCGATTACCGCCCGCCTTATGCCGCCAGTGGCAATCGGTGAGCAGACGCTTGGCGGACTGGTTGAGCGTTGCCGTGTAGACGGGGCGATTGAAATTGTCGAAGGCTCACAAGGCGAAACGGCGCTGGCAGTTATACCCGTTGCGATTTTCTTACCTGACTAAAAAGAAAGGGCTTTATCATGGCACAGCAATTATTCGGCAGCGGCGCGATTTACGCAACGCCACTCGTTGACGCGGCAGGCAACACCATCACCAATCCGACACCGGTTAAATTCTTGGCTTGCCAAGACATTTCGATTGATATTTCTTTCGACACCAAGATGCTGCACGGTAGCAACCAGATGCCGCTTTCTGTTGCGCGCGGCAAGGGCAAGATTGCGGTTAAGGCAAAGTATGGTCAAGTCAATGGCGCGCATTTCAATAATGCGTTTTTCGGCCAAACGCTGTCCACCGGGCGCGACCAATATGTGCAGGACAATACCGGCTCGGTCATCCCGGCCACGCCTTTCACCGTTACGCCTGTCGTTCCGGGCGCGGGGACTTGGAACGCTGATATGGGCGTTCGCAACGCGCAGGGCGCACCGCTGACCCGCGTTGCATCCGCACCAGCATCCGGTCAATACTCGGTGGCCGCTGGCGTGTACACCTTCGCGGCTGCTGATACCGGCCAGACCGTTTACATCGACTACCGCTATACCGTCACAACCGGTCAAAAGATCGTCGTCGGCAATCAGCTTCTGGGTAGCACTCCGATGGTTGCGCTGGATATTGTTATCCCATACGCTGGAAAGTCGCTGACGTGGAAGTTCCCGCAGGCGGTATCTGGCAAGATGGCGATGGCGACCAAGCTGGACGACTTCACCATCCCGGAAATTGATTTTGACGTATTCGCGGACGTGAGCAACAACGTCGGCACAGTCGGGATTAGCGAATAATGGGAGCGCCTAACGTGATTACGTTGGGCGGGCAACCTTTCGAGGTTGCCCCTATCCCATTTGGGCGGCTGCGCGGCATCATCGCCGCGATGAACCGGATGCAGGCGGCAGGGATGCAAAGCGAGACTGCGATGGAAGAATCTGCTGTCGTTTTCGCGTTGCTGCTTAACAAGCCACGCGAAGAAATTGACGCGATGCCGATTGGCGTTGCTGAAATGGTTGCTGCGCTGGAAAAAGTGCCGGGGCTTTGCGGGATTGAGCAGGCCAAGCCGGGGGAGTAGGTGGCGCGGGCGCATGGGATGAGATTTACGCCCACCTGATTACCTGTTTCGGGTGGACGTGGGAATACATCGACGAATTCATGACGTTACCGCGCCTTGCTGCTTTCGGGCGGTACTGGCAAAACAACCCGCCATTGCACCAACTCGTTGCAGCCTATTTCGGCGTAGAATCCAAGCCTGAAAACAGCCGCACGGCTGAGGAAAACTGCGCTGCACTCTTCGCGGCACTTGGGGGCTGATTATGGCTGATGATGTAAATGTAAAATTCGGGGCAGACATTGCGGAGCTTGAATCCAAAATGTCCGCCGCGCATGTTGCCGTTTCTGGCGCAACCACCAAGATGACGGATGCAATCAAGAGCTTCGGAGTAGCAATGGCCGGAGCTTTGACCGTTGGCGCGTTCCAGCACGCGATTAACGGCAGCCTTGAAATGCAGGATAGCTTGTCTAAGCTATCGGTCAAGACCGGCGTGACCGTTGAAAATCTGGCAGGCTTGAAACTGGTGGCTGAAATGTCTGGCGTATCGCTGGAGGGGGCGGCGACCGGAATGAAGTTACTGGCTAAAAATATGTCCGAGAATGCGGATATGTTCGCAAAGCTGGGCGTGTCAGCCAAAGACCCGCAAGAAGTCATGATTCAACTTGCTGACAAATTCGTTGGCATCAAAGACCCGGCAGACCGCACCGCGCTGGCGATGAAACTGTTTGGCCGCGCAGGTGTTGAAATGTTGCCGATGCTCATGTCCGGCAGTGTAGCCATGCGGGGGCAGATTGCAGCCGGGACTGAATTGTCCGGCGTGACCACGCAGAGCGCGAAAGCAGCGGAGGCGTTTAACGACAAGCTGAGTCTGATGCACGCGCGAACTCAGGGCATGGTTAACACCGTCACCGGGGCGATGCTGCCCGCCCTGAACGGCATCGCTGACGCATTTGCAAACGACAAGAAAAACGGCGAGGCGCTGAATGCCGTTGCCGCTTTTTTGTCTGGCACCTTGCGGACGCTGGCATCTATTGGGCTGATCGTGCGCGATGTGTTTCTGGGTGTTGGCGATACAATCGGGGCGGTAGCGGCGGCGGCAGTGGCGGCGGCTTCTGGCGAGTTTTCGCAGGCCGGGCAAATACTCGACGAAATGTCGGCCAAGACCAAAGCGCGGGGCGAGAATCTACGGGCAACGCTGAAAACGCTTTGGACTGACATACCGCAATCAATCGGAGACACAATTCCTTTGAAAGAAACTGACCTGCGCGGGGTGCTGGACAAGGGGAATAAAAAAAGCGGAAATGCCAAAGCCGCCAAAGATGAAAGCCAGATGCCGCAATATGAGGCGGCGCTTGACCTAAAGCGCATCGAAATGATCGAGCAGCAGCACCGTGAATTGTCCAAAGCCGAGGAAAAGGCTTACTGGGATGCGGTGCTGCTGACGGTGAAGGCTGGATCGAAAGATTATGATGCTGTCCTGAAAAAATCGCGCGGCGACCGGCTGGCGGATGCGCGCGAAAAGCTCAAAGAAGAGCAGGCGCTTGAAGAAGAGCGAAACAAACGAGAACAGGCCATTGCGAATGATGCACTGGCTACCCATGCCGCAAATATCAAACAGCGCCGCGCGATGGGTGAGATCGACGCGATGCAGGAAATTGAGGCAACGCGCCAGCTTGAGCAGGCCAAGTATGCGGTGCAGATGCAATACGCGCAAGCAAAGCTGGCAAAGCAGCGCGAAGGAACTGTAGAGTATGCCAAGGCCGCCGAAGAGATTGCGGTAATCGACCGGCAGCACAATGCAGCGATGGTGGCCGCTGACAATGCCGCCGCGCTGGAGTCGCGCAAGGCATGGATGGATATGGTGCAGCCAATCTCAAATGCAATCGAGACAAGCGTTAAAGGGGTGATTCAGGGGACGCAAAGCATCAAGCAAGCCTTTGCAAATCTGGCGCAGAATATCGCCCTGAGCATCACCAGCATGATTATTAAAACCAACATCGAACTGGCTGCGTCTAAGCTGTTCCAGCTTGGTGGCGGCGGGGCTGCTGGTGGCGCATCATCTGGCGGGCTGGGCGGTATGCTGACGGCTGGGCTTGGCGCGATATTCGGCGGCGGCGGGCTGTTTAGCTCGGCTGGCGGCGAATGGAATGTGCCGCAAGACCGGCTGAATCTTGTCCACAAAAATGAGACAATCTTGCCCGCAAGCATGGCGGAAAAATTCCGCGACATGGTAAGCAATGGCGGCGGCGGGCGTAGTACATCCATGCAGACGGTCAACAACTTCAGCCTTTCCGGTAATGTTGACCGCGCAACGCAAGACCAGATCGCTATGCTGGCATCCGGCGCGATGGCGCAATCTATGCGGAGGAATGGATAAATGGCTTTTTTAGAGTCGCCCCGGTTCCCGGAGGAGGTATCGCCGTGGCTAATTGGCGGGGAAGAGTTCAAGACCGAGATTGTCGCCACGCAGGGCGGCTTTGAGAGCCGCAATTCGGTTTGGGCGATACCTCTGCGCCGCTACCGCCTATCGAATGCCATGCGGCTGCTGCAAAACGCAGTGGCAACCAAGGCCTTCTTTCGGGCAGTGGGAGGGCGGGCAAACGCATTCCGGGTGAAAGATCAACTAGACTACTTCTGCACAACCCAGACCGGCGTGATGACACCTATCGGCGCGGCGTTGGGCGTTGCGGTGACGTTCCAGCTTGGCAAGCAGTATGTTTTCGGCGGAGTGGCAACCGTTGCGCCAATCAAAAAGCCGGTAGTTGGTACGGTGGTTTGCTATGTCAACGGCGCTCTGACTGCGCCGACGCTGGTTGATTACGCGACCGGACAAGTGACATTCGCCGCCGCGCCGCCGGTTGGCGCATCGGTTGTCTGGTCTGGGGAGTTTGATATTCCCTGTCGGTTCGACGTGGACTGGCTGCAAATCGGTATAGACCAAGGCGGCACAATGATTTGGGATAACATCCAACTGGTTGAGGTGCGGCTGTGAGCCGGGTTATTTCGCCAGCAATGGCGGCGCATCTGGCTGGCGATGTGCAAACTCTGGCGCACCTCTGGCTGGTTACGCGCAAGGACGGCGCTCGGTTTGGCTATACTGACCACGATTCAGATATTGTTTTCGGCGGCGTGACCTATTTGGCGGCAAGCGGATTCACGGCTTCAAACGTCCAATCTTCTGCGGCGCTGAATGTGGACAATCTTGAGGTTGCCGGGATGCTTTCGAGCGCGTCAATCCAAGAAACAGATTTGATGGCTGGGCTGTGGGACTATGCCAGCGTGTCGCTTTCGTTCGTCAATTACAAAGACCTCACGATGGGGGCAGTGCATGTAAAGGCTGGCACGTTGGGGCAGATTCGAGTGACTCGCGGGCAGTTCGTCGCTGAGTTGCGCGGACTGACCCAGCCGCTACAGCAAAGCCTGCTGGAGTTTTACTCGCCGGGATGCCGGGCGAACTTCGCGGATGCGCGATGCAAGGTCAACCCGGCGCCGTGGACTGTAACCGGCAGCGTAGCGGCATCCGGCGCGACCAATAACCAAAGCTGGAGTGACCCGGCTTTAACGCAGACAACAGCAGCCGCGCCGCCGGTGGCGTTGCAGGCTATCCAACTTGGCGCTGCGACAAGATGTTATGCGCCTTGGCACGGCATAACTAGCGGGGCTTATATTACGATTGGCGGCGCAACTTTTGGGACGGTTTATGTTAATTTGCCTTTTTCTGGGTGGCAAAGCATACCAATTTTGCCGCCAGAATTAGCAAAAATAAATGGGCTTGCCGGGTTCGCAACTTATATTGATAGAGACAATTTTTATCTCAACTGTGACTCATCGCAGTTGATAAAAAATCAAGGATCGCAAATAACTTTGACCGGAGCAAAAGCTAATCTCAGCGGCGCATCCGAATACTTCACCGGCGGGCTGGTGACTTGGCTGACCGGGGCGAATGCCGGTCTATCAATGGAGGTGCAGACTTACGTCCCCGGCTACGTCAAGCTGTTTGAACCGATGCCGCATCCAGTGGTTGCGGGCGATACTTACACCATCCGCGCCGGATGCGATAAACTGCTGGCAACGTGTCGGAATAAATTTTCCAACGCAATCAATTTCAGAGGTGAGCCGTGGATTCCGGGAAGCGACCAGTTAATGCAGCATCCATAATTGCCGCCGCGCGCGGATGCCTTGGCACGCCATTCCGGCACCAAGGCCGCGTGAAAGGCGTAGGGGTGGACTGCGCCGGGCTGTGCGTGTGGGTGGCGCGCGAGCTTGGGCTAGACCATTATGATGTTGACGGCTATGGCCGCATCCCGGCAGGCGGTGAGTTCGGCGCGCATCTGGATGCGATGCTTGAGCAGGTACCGGCACCCACTCCGGGCGGCATCCTGTTTATGACATTCGGCGGCGAACCGCAGCATGTGGCGATTTATACCGACTGCGACACCATCATCCACGCGACAAGCGAACTCGGCAAGGTGGTGGAACACCGGCTTGATGACCTATGGCGCAGCCGGGTGTTCTGCTGTTACAAATTTAGAGAGGTGGCTTAATGGCTAGTGTAGTCCTTGGCGTAGCTGGTGCGGCGGTTGGGTTCGCTTTTGGCGGGGTTGCTGGGGCGCAAGCTGGCTGGATGATTGGCAGCACCATCGGCGGGGTAATGGATGCCCCGAAAGGCCAGCATATCGAGGGGCAGAAGCTGGCTGATTTACGGGTGCAGGTTTCGACTTACGGCAAGGCGATGCCGCAGGTTTTCGGCAAAATGCGCGTCAGTGGCAACGTCATCTGGGCGGCACCGCTGATTCAAACCGCCCACACTCAAGCAGTGCAGGGCGGCGGAAAAGGTGGGGGCGGCGGGGCGACCCAAACGACCTACACATACAGCGCAAACTTTGCCGTGTCGCTGGTCAACCACCAGATCGACGCAATCTATCGCATTTGGGCTGACGGGCTGCTGATTTATAACTCGGCGGCAGGCGACACGACGACCATTTCTGTATCTGGTGGCACAGCAGGGCAGGCGGCAATCACCGGCAGCATCACAACCTACCTCGGCACCGAAACGCAGATGCCTGACGCGCTGATGGAGTCGTATATCGGGGCTGGCTCTGTCCCGGCCTATCGCGGGCAGGCTTACGTGGTTTTCAATAATCTGCAACTCGCCCACTTTGGCAACCGCCTGCCGAATATCGAGGTGGAGATCGTGCGCGAGCCGAAAAACACTTCCGATTTTCGCAACAAGATCAAGGCTATCCACATCATCCCCGGCGCGGGCGAGGCTTGCTATAACACTACGCGGCTAACCAAGGTGATGCAGAACGCGGCGGCACTTTTCCAAGGCACCGGAGTTATCACAACCATCACCCGCAACAGCAACACCGTCGAGCCGCGCGCTGATGTATTGGTTGCGCTTGACCAATTACAAGCCACTTGCCCCAATCTGCAATGGGTGAGCCTTGTTGCCTGCTGGTTTGGCGATTCGACCGACGCGGGGCTTTGCACAATAAAGCCGCGTGTTGATTTCCCGCAGGCAATCGGCGCGATTGATTTTCAGGAAAACTTCGACGCGGCAACCGCCGCCAACCTGAACGCGGCGCAGACGGCAACGGCCAATACAACACCAAACCTTTACGCATGGTCGGTTGGCACTTGGACTCGCGCCAATACGCCCGTTGCCGCGCTGGTAAATGGTGTTCCGGCTTATGGCGGTTCGCCGTCTGATTTATCGGTGATCGAGTTGGCGACCGAACTCAAGCGGCGCGGTTTGAAGGTGATGTTTTACCCGCTGATTTTCATGGAAACGCCTACGAAGCCTTGGCGTGGGCGGATCGTTCCTGCAAACGCTACCGATGCCGCCAACTGGTTCACCAAGCCGAACGGATACAACGCATTCATCACCCACTACTCGACGCTGACTGCCCTCACTTCGCAGATTGATGCGTTTGTCGTCGGCTCTGAGTATGTGGGCATGACCTCATTCATGTCCGCGCCCGGAGTTTTCCCGGCTGTGACGGGCTTTGCCAATCTGGCGGCAACCGTGCGGGCGCAGCTTCCGGCAAACGTCAAGACGGTTTATGCGGCAGACTGGTCGGAATACCACCATGCCACCGGCGGCTGGTTCAATATGGATGAGCTTTTCGCAAACGTCAATCTTGACATTGTTGGCATCGACAACTACATGCCGGTCACGCCAGACCTTGACCAGAGCCAGATCACGCCCGCTCTCGTGCAGCAGTATTGGGCGAAAGGCGAGGGGTGGGTTACTATTGGGACAACTCGACATTTCCGCGATTCTGCTACCTGCCAGCCAATCCAATCACCACCACGGCTGGCAGCGCCGCCGTCACTATCAACATGGCGGGATTCAACACCCTCCCGCTGGCTGGCGATTCGGTAACGCTTGCCGGGCTGATTGATACCGGCGGCATCGTGGCGGCAAACCTAAATGGCTCGTTTATTGTGCAGGCTTCGGGCGCTGGCGTGATTACCGTCACTGCGCCAGTCGTTGCAACGGCAACGGCCACGGGCGGCGGCACGGCGGGGACGATCAATAAGCCCAAATACTTCACCGGCACGGCCTACGCGTGGAAAAACGTCGCGGCATGGTGGACAAGTACCCACACCAACCCTAACGGGGCGCTGACGGCGTGGACTCCGAAGATGAAGCCGCTCTGGTTTACCGAGTTCGGGTTCCCATCCGTGGACGGCAGCGCCAATCAGTGCAACGTTTTCGTTGACCCCACCAGTAGCGAATCAGGATACCCTCGCGCGTCAAAGCAGATGATCGACTTCCGCGCGCAGGATGAGGCAATCGGCGCAACGATTGACTTCTGGGACGCGCAGACAGCACAGCCGGGGATGGCTAATTTCGTTGCAAACAAAATCCTCTGGACTTGGGACGCCCGCCCGCACCCCTATTACCCAAACCTGCTGCCCGTCTGGGCAGATGGTAGCCTGTGGGCGACCGGCCACTGGATCGAGGGCAAGGGCGCGAAGGGCGTAGGCTCTTTGGTTGGCAACTTGTGCGCTCAGGTTGGCATGACCAATATCGACGTATCGCAACTGACTGATCGCGTTGATGGGTACGCAATCACGCAACAGACAACGGCGCGGGCGGCGATTGAACCACTGATGCGGGCATACTATTTCGACGCGGTGGAGTCTGACGGGGTTTTGAAGTTCGTCAAGCGCGGGGCGGCGGTGCCTGTGACCATCCCGGAAGATGACCTTGCCGCGCATTTGCCGCAACCATCCGCGCAGATTCCGCCGTCCGTTGAGGTAACGCGGATGCAGGATTTGGACTTGCCAAAAATCGTTAACGTGTCGCATTTTGATTTGGCAATGGCCTATCAGGTTGGCGCGCAACACGCGGTAAAGCAAACGGCGACAGGCAGATCAACTCTGGACATTAACCTGCCGCTGGCGCTGACGGCGGCGAAGGCCAAAGAGGTAGCAGAGGTGGCGCTGCACACGCAATGGCAGCACCGCACCACAACCAAGTTCGCCACTTCGCGCAAGTGGGCGCATCTTGACCCGACTGACGTTGTGCTGGTGAGCAAGGCCAGCGGCGCAAGCTACAGGCTGCTGATTACCAAGCGCACCGAACGGGCGGGCGGCATTATGGATTACGAGGCGTTCACCGAGGATGCGACCGCCTACGCGCCGCGAGTTACGCCCGGCGTAGTGTTGACCGCGCCAGCTTCCGGGCAGCTTTTCGCAATCGGGAACACCCGCGCCGAATTGCTGGACATGCCAATTATCCGGGATGCGGATGATGATGCGGGCTTTTACATGGTTGGCGGCAGCGCAACCGGCGACCCCAACTGGCAGGGCGCGGTTCTGCTCAAGTCAATCGACGGCGGATCGACTTACCAGACAGCGGCGGCGATGTCGGTACCATCCGGGGCGCTGGGTACGGCGCAAACAATTCTGGGCGCATTTGCTGGCGGAAATATGCTGGACGAAATGAACACGCTGGACGTTTTGCTGACAAGCGGCACCTTGTCGAGTACATCCATGCCGCTGCTGCTCAATGGCGCGAACTTCGCCAAGGTTGGCAACGAGCTGATTCAGTTCCGCACAGCCACGCTGACGGCGCTTAATCGGTACACATTAAGCGGGCTTCTGCGCGGTCGCTTCGGGACTGAGCAGCATATCGGCACCCATGCCGCCGCTGAAACTTTCTGCGTGATCGATGCTCTGACCGCGCAGCGCATCCCGGCAGGCGTTGCGGAGGCCGGGCTTGCGCGCATTTACAAGCCGGTAACGATGGGGCAGATTGCATCCGGCGTGACTGCCAAGACGTTCACCAATTCCGCCGCAGGGCTGCGCCCGCTTTCGCCGGTGCTGATTGGCGGCGGCCGCGATGCGGCTGGAAATTTGACTATTCAATGGACGCGCAGAACGCGAGTTGGCGGCGCATGGCGCGATTACGTTGACGCGGCTCTAGGTGAGGCCGTGGAAAGTTACAGCATCGACATTTACAACGGCGCGGCAATCGTGCGGACGCTTACCAGCGCCGTGCCATCAGTTACCTACACGGCGGCGCAGCAGGTGGCAGATTTCGGCGTGACGCAGGCGGCTGTTTCTGTTAGGATTTACCAAATATCGGCAACGATGAATCGCGGCTTTGCCGGGATTGCTACAGTTTAGGGGAGTAGAATGGCAAACAGCACGACAAATCTTGACCTAATCAGCCAAAGCCAAGCGCAGAAAGAGGTCACGGCCAACGCTCTATTCGACGCAGCAAGCCCGGCAACTCTTTTTGGGCGGCGGGCGGCTGGGTGCGTTGCGCTTACTTGGGGCTACTATGGCGGGGTGCTGATGATTGCAGGCGTTCCGACGACCATCCCAAACGGAACGGTTGCGCTTCCTGCCAATTCCGCCGCCGTCTATATCGAGGCCACGCCTGCCGGAGTTGTTTCGCAAAACGCGATTGGGTTCACAGTCGGCAATCTGCCGCTTTACAAATGCGCCACTGGCGCAGCAGCGGTAACAAGCTGGATTGATTGCCGTATTGGGTTGGCGGGCGCGTCCGGCTTGCCAACAATGGCCGGGCAGGGCGGGAAATACCTACGAACCGATGGGACGGCTTATCAGTGGGATGCGATTTCAACGACCGTCCCTGTAACGATGGTTGCCAATGCCGCCGCGATTACGATTACCGATAGTGGAATCTTCGCATTCGACATTACCGGCACACTGACCGCCGCCGGGAACATCACGGCAACATTTACGTTCGCCAACACCTCATGCGTTGCGATTTTCGACAATTTGACCACCGGCGCTTTCACGCTGACTGTGGCGGGCATCTATACGCTTCCAGCCGGTAAGTCTATCTGGTATTGGAACGGCACCCTTCTGGAGCAAATAGGCTATGCGCAATCGCAACTCGGCACAATGGCGGCGCAAAATGCTAATGCGGTAGCGGTAACGGGTGGAGCAATCAACAGCACCTCAATCGGTGCGACAACGCCTAGCACGGGGAGTTTTACGAGTTTAAGTTCCAGCAGTATTGCCAACTCTGGAGTTACGTACATGGGGGCGGGCGGAATTCAGCTTAACAGTACTGGAATCAATGTGGGAAGTGTCGCATGGATCGGCGGAAATTCCAGTACATCATCTTGGCTTTATAACGTCCCAACAGGGGGCTCTCATACTTGGGGGATCAACAACGGGACTGGCGGAGCAGCGACTTTCGCCGCCGCGGGAGCCACTGGCAATAATCGCTTGACGATTACATCCGGGTCTGGAGGTGCGGATACTATCCTGCTTGCCGGCACTCAAGGCGGGATGGGCATGTCTTTCGGCTCTGTTGGCCCGGCCAATCTATACAGAGCAACCGCAGCGGGCACCGGGATCGCCACTGATGGCAATATGACTATTGTTGGCCGCACCCTCCTAGCCGGAGCCGTGGACGACGGCGTTACTGCTTTACAGGTTAATGGTGCGGTCAAGGCTTCTTCGTTACAGACAACTCAAACCCCGACAGCATCTGCAACAGCATCAACGCATTCGATCCCTATTGTCGTCGGAGGTGTTACTTATTACATGCGACTTTCAACAACTCCATAAAAAGGAAAAATCATGGCAATCACAGGCAATCTCAACTACAAGGGCATCAACATCCCGAACGCTTACGTTTCTATCGTCCGCACATGGGGCGGCACGAAAGACGGTGGCTTTAACGCATTGATCCGCGTCTATGTCGACCAAGCAACTCGTGAGGCAAACGAGCAGAACTTCCTCTTCGAGCGAAACCTGCACAGCAACGCACCGTTTGCAACCGGCAAGGACGCTCTAGCTACCGTGTACGAATACCTCACAACGGAGATCGTAACGCCCGCCAAGGCCGCAGTGCCGGAGGATACAACCACCACACCGCCGACACCGGCACAGCCCGCTGTGGCAGAGGTAAAAGGGGACTTTTATGGCTTCGTCGCTTGCTGATATGCGCCCATCTGAGAACTGCCTGAATCTGGTCAAGCACGCGGAGGGGTTTTCCTCGCGGCCTTACCTCTGCCCGGCGGGTAAGCCTACAATCGGCTACGGGGCGACCCACTACCCGGACGGGCATTCGGTGAGTCTGCACGACGACCCGATTTCTGAGACTGAGGCCAGCCTGATGCTGTCGGCCATGCTGGACGACTATGCCGCCGCGATTGCCGGGCTGATCCACGTCCCGCTGACACAAGGCCAGTTCGATGCGTTGGTGGATTTTGCTTACAACTGCGGCGTGAGCAATCTGGCCGGGTCGACCCTGCTCAAATTCGTCAATGCGGGCAACTTCGCGCTGGCAGCGGCAGAGTTTGGCAAGTGGACGCACGGCGGCGGCAAGGAGTTGCCGGGGCTGGTGGCGCGGCGCGCGGCGGAGCGTAAGCTGTTTGTGGGGGTGTAAATGGAGCCGCAAGATTTCGAGCCGTCCCTAGACCGCCGCAGCCCGGCACGCGACCTGAGCGACCTAGACCGCCTGTTCCGCCTGATGCGCGAAATGCACAGCGAAATGGGCGAGTTTCGCAAGGCGCTGGGCGAACACGCGCAACGGGAAGAGGGCGGCATCCGGGCGTTGCGGGACGAAGTGGCCGAACTCAACAAGTACCATCTGGCCTTCCCAGTCCACACCAACGGCGAGCCGGACTTGATCGGGCACCGCATGACACACGAGAGCCTGCGCGAATCCGCTGAAGAGTTGCGCGAGCTGAAAAAAGAGGGGCGCAAGCTGGTGGTCGAGCAGGTTGTAAAGTGGGGCTTCGGCCTGCTGCAAGTGGGCTTTATGGCGTGGCTGACGCTGCACCTTGGGGGCGCGCATGGAGTTTAAACACTGGCACCTCGCTACCGGTGTTGTTCCGGCGTTGCTGTTCTGGGCGGGCGTTCGCTACGAGCTGCCCGATTTAATTCTCGGCACCATCGTGCTGGGCTGCGCGGAGGTGTTGGGCTACGTTTTGGCGGAAATTTTGATAGAAAGGATCGACCATGCCTGAGTTTTACGTTTTCGCGCTGTATTTTTTCTTCGTCGTTTTGCAACTGGCGGACGCTTGGACGACCATCACCATCGTGCGGAAAGGTGTCGGCCACGAAGCCAACCCGGTCATGGCGTGGCTGATCGACAAGGCGGGCATCTACGCGGCGTTCCTTTTCAAAACCGTCGTGGTAGGCGCAATCGGCGGCGGTCTGGCGTGGTACGGCTACCCGATTTCGCTGGCCGCGCTGATCGTGCTGTATCTGGTCGTCGTTATCAACAATCTGGAGGTACTACACCATGCCCGACTTCCTTAAAAACATCCTGCCGTGGATCGGCGCAGCGGCGACCGGCAACGTCCCGGCGTTGGTTACTATGGCCGCCAGTGCCGTCAGCAGCAGCTTGGGCGTGCCGGTCAAGGCGGATACCGGCGCAATTACCGCCGCAGTCAGCAACGCCACGCCGGAGCAGATCGCCGCGCTGAAACAGGCTGAGGCTGACTTTGCGCTGAAAATGCAGGCGCTTGGCTTCGGGCATGTCGAGGAGCTGGAAAAAATCGCCGCAGGCGACCGCGCCGATGCCCGCGACCGGGAGGTTAAGACTGGCGACCACCTGATGCCGCGCGTCTTGGCCGCGTTCGCCGTCGCCTGCTTCGTCGGGCTGGTCTATTCGGTGCTGGTTGGCATGACCCCGGCGGACGGGATGAAGGACACCTTCTTAATCCTGATCGGTGCGGCCATTGCGGTTTTCAAGGATGTGTACGGATACTACTTCGGCAGCAGCGCCGGAAGCCGCGCGAAAGATGCGGCTATAGCTGATCGCCCTTAATCAACAGGACGCAACCAGCACCCGGCGGCAGTTTTTACCCACCCGGCAGCTATTCGCCCTTCGTCAATCAATTCGCACATTCTGCCGTACATATTGCGCGGCGATTCCTCATACATTGCGGAAAGTTCATCCCATGCCGCAACCATTGGCGACCAAATAGGGTAGGCTTCTGCAACCTCTGGCAATCGCACGCGCCACTCCGGGAATAACTGTAGAAGACGGTAGCATCTGCCGAAGTCGCTGGAATCGCGCGGAACGTCAATTCCGAACGAATCGGTTTTTTTACTTCCGGTCATTACGGCAAGAATCGTTTTACTGCTGATTCCAGTGTCGCCGCTTAATAGCCATTCAATCGGGGTCATGCGAAATATCCTTTTTTCAACAGCTTTCGTTTGGATTTCATCGTGTGGCTCCTGTTGGTGGTGTTTTTTCTGGTTTTTAGGGGGTGTTTCAAATTTTTTAGGGGTGATACTTTGCGTTAGCCGCCAGTATCGCGCCGAGCCTAAGGATGAAAACTTCCTGTGCTTCTGGCGCTCCCCATTCCACAATCCCAAGCCCAGACTCCAGCCTTGTAAATTCGATCAGCAGCGGTGCATCCATGCCATGCAGTCCGGCTTTTTTCATCACCGTCGCCCCGGCAACGATGTCGTTGCAGTTTATGTTTAGTCATCATTGCGCCTTGCCCGTAGCGATGCACCGAAACTTGGCTGGCTGAACACCCAATTCCGTAGCCGCCTGCTTGCAATGCTCGATAGACTGAAATTCACCGATTGGCCTCCAGTCAAACTCCTTGTAGGTAACAAACTGCGTCCCCGCGTACCCAACTATCGTCCAAATCACAAGGATCGTTTTCATCCCCACACCCCTAGCGTAATCACCCGCGCGGGCTGGCATAGGGCGGGGGGCGGAACGTGCCAAGGCCGTATGGCTTGCAGGGCGTTTTCCAGCGCATCGTAAGGGGACTGCACAGCATCCATTCTGCTTTTCGCAATCTTGATTTGCGTAACGTCAAGCCCGCAGCCTTTGACGTTACGATAGCTGAAATAGGGATTCAGCCGATAAACCGTAATGCGCCGCCCGGCAGCGATAACGCTACCGCATTCAATCAGCGCGTCAATTTTATAAAGGCTGCGTAGCGTTTTAGCAGTGTGCCGTTCGCGCCTCGTGGGGTTGTGCAACTCGCAAAAATGGTCAAGTTTTGGATTGCGGGCGGTGAACTCTTGTGCAGGTATATTTTCCAGCAGCCAGTCGTAAATGATTCTCGGAGTCGTTTTCATGCCGCACCCACTTCCGCAATGTACCGTTGCCAAGTTTTCCGCACATCCGTAGCCGCCGCGCTTGTCGGGGAGAATTGGAACTCCAAAATGTACATTTTTCTTGCCCGCAGATAGGCCAGAGCGTTTTCGAGTTTTTCAGCGTGTGTCATTTCGTCATCCTCAGTAAAAAATCACAACCAAACAGGCAATCGCGCAAACAACCGGGAAAGCAACCGACAAGCGCCAATCAGAGGCCAGCAGAATTTCGCGCTCTTCCATTTCGCGCCGGGCGCGCGCGCTGGCGTTAATTGCCCGCACAAGCTCAGAATTTTCCATTTTTGATTTCCTCCAAAATCAGCGCATCGACAGCCATACGCACTCGCGCCATTGCCGCGAGTACCGCATCAATAGCAGCTTGTTCTCCGTTCACAGCCGCGCCCACCTCACTCAATGCGCGCCGAAAATGTCGCATGTTGTCGCGCAACCATCCATGATCGTCATCCAAATCCAGAAGATGAAACTCATCCGAGTTATAAACGGCCTCCTCAACATCCGAAACCGATACTTGATTGGCAAGATGCTGCTCTAGTCTTTCCTGAAAATCTGCTGTGTCGTTTGGATTGTTCATTTTTCATTCCTTTGTTTGCAGGTTCGGCTTAATTGCCTAGCTGGTGAAGCGCATTATATGCGCATTAAAAAATTATGCAAGCATTTTTTTAATTGTTTTTTTGCATTTTCAGCACCTCGCGCAATCTCTACCTGATACCCGGCAGCGCGCAGCGCCTCAGCCATTTCGCGCTGTTCCGGCGATACCACGCCCCCACTTTCGCGCTTCATTTCAATAAACAGCCTCATGGCCGGGATGAATAGGTCTGGTATGCCTTTCGTCACGCCTTCCGCCTTCAAGTTCATCGCTTCGACCGGGTGACGGCTTCCTCCGTTTGGGATTGCGAAAATCAAAACGCCCGGATATTCGCGCCGGAACCATGCGACGAACTCAACCTGCTCCGCGTGTTCATTGCGGCACGTCGTTTGCTTTTTCTTCGGCTGCTCTGGCTGCTTCGTCCGGCGTGGCGAAGAATCCCAAGGTGCGAAGTTGTCCGTTTTCCCGCCAGCAGATGCCATAAGCCGGTTCCCCTTTGCTGTAAAAAATCGGCATCGTAAAATTGCCGCATTTCGTGATGTAGTGCCACTGGTTGCCTTCGATCCATTCAAGTTTTTTCATGGTATTCCCGGCGTACCACTTCGTAAAATTTTGAATTCGCCTGATGCTTTACCAAAATTCGCGCAGGCATTCTGGCAATGATATATTGCGCGTCGATTTCGGCGGCGGTGGCGTAACCTTCCGGCCTGTAATAGTCAGGCGGCATAAATTGCCGCATCGCATCGGCGGCTTTTTTCGCCGCAAATCCGCCATGCTCAGGGCAGAGAAACTCGCAAACCACATCGCCAAGCATCCCGCCGATATAGTACGACACCCGCACGCTGTCAGGCTTGCCGGGCTTTCGGTGTATTGACCACCGCCAATCGGCAACTTCGCGCCAGATAGCTTCCTCGGCTTGGCGCTTGAGTATCGCGCCCGCGTATGATTGTGCGTCATGACTAATCTCTGGGTCAGGAAACGGCGCTCCGCACTCTTGGCAATGGCGGCACCCTGCCTGGCAGATTGTGTCGCAATTTTTGCAGACCTTCACCGGGGCATTCCCGCCGCCTTTGCCAGGCAGCTTTATAATCGGGTCGTCAACAAAGCCTAATCGTTCGACATTGCCGCCGTAATCGAGGAAAAGGCAATCCTTTTTGCCCGGATAAAGCCGCTGGCCGCGTCCGGCAATCTGGACGTAAAGCGCTGCGCTGCAAGTGGCGCGCATCATGGCTATCAGGGCGCAGATCGGGGCATTGAATCCTATTGTCAGCACATCGCAATTCACAAGGCACTTGATATTCCCGGCCTTGAAGTCTGCGATAATTGCCGCGCGCAGGTCTTTCGGCGTTTCGCCGGTGATGACTTCGCAAACCACGCCGCGCGCAGCGAATTCGGCAGCAATGTCCTCGGCGTGCTGCACGCCGGACGCAAATACCATCCATGCGCGCCGGTCTGCGCCAAGTTCGATCACTTCCGACACCGCCGCCGCGATTAGCTCAGACTGATCGAATGCGCGTTCCATTTCTCCAGCGATAAATTCACCGCCGCGCATTTTCACGCCTGACAAATCCGCCCGGCCAGCCGCCGCCCCGCGCTTGCTCACAAGTGGCAGCAAGTGGCCTTCGTCTATTAAAAACTGCACACCAATCTCATGCGCCACAGGTAGGTCAAGCATCCCTGTATCCAGCCGGTAAGGGGTGGCTGTCAGGTGTAAAAATCTTGCGTTCGGGTTGAGTTGCGTGATTGCCTTGATGACCTTGGCATATTGCGCGTTGCTGTTTTTCGTTCCGGCCAAGTGCGCCTCGTCAATGATGACAACCTGCCACGGCTCGAAGTCGTAAATTTGCCGCGCGATGCTGGCAATTCCGGCAAAGGTAACGCGCCGATGCTTTTCTTTTTTGCCTAAGCTGGCGCTGAAAAATCCAATATCAGCGCCGGGTAGAATGGCGCGCAGTTCGCCGCCATTCTGTTGCAGCAATTCCGCCCGGTGCGTCAGCACCAAGACCCGCACGCCGTCCCACTCAAGCGCCCGCCGGATTGTTTCCGCGATGATTAGGGATTTCCCTGCCCCGCATGGGGCGACCACAAGCGCATCACGTTCACCAGCATCCCCCCACAGGCGGAAAGTTTCATCGACGGCTTTTAGCTGATATGGCCGCAGTTCAATTTTCGCCATCGTCGATCCAGCCATTCTGATATTGCACCCACGCGCCGGACTCGCAAGCATCCTCAACCGCGCCAATCAGCGGCGGCAGGTACCGATGCGCGCCGCATCCCCATTTTTGTTCGAGGAAGGTAATTGCGCCCTTGCCGTTGTCGCATGTCCAGCCGCCAGCAGGTTGAGGCGTTGAGCAATAGCAGGTTCGGCAGTTGCGCTCCGGTCGTTCTGCGCCGTGGCAGATGCCGGAAAACGGACACATACGGCAAACGTAAAAAGCCGGGTCGCTGCTGAGTTTTTCGGGTGGCACCGGCGCGAAAATGATTGCTTTTGCCTTTGCGAATAGCGATTCGGCAAGTTCCGGGTCGGCATCAACCGGCAGCGTAGTCACCGCGTCGGTATCCTTGCAGATTGCCAGATAAATGCCTCGCGCCTTGCCTACCGCGTGGATATAAACCACAAGCTGCGCCAGATGCCGCGCCGGGATGCCCTCGCGTTCGAGTTTGGCAAACGATTTCGCGTTATGGGTTTTGACCTCCAGAACCGCATCACCGATGATGCCATCCACTGACCCGGAAAAATGCCCGCCGAATGCCGCGAATCCGTCTTGCTGCCCACCAACGTCAATCCCGGCTGCGCGCAGTTCGTCGATTATCCGCTGTTCGGAAAGTTTCCCGGTCTGGAAAATCCGCAGGATGCGCCCTTCGTGCGTGACGTTTTTCGCCCACCGGAATGCGTACCAGATATGCCGCGCGCAGGCATGACCGATTAGGCTTGCGCCAAGGTGCGGGCGGCGCGAATCCTCTTGATTGCTTTCAAGGTGTTGATATAATTGCTTTGCGATGTTCATTTCGTTGACTCCTTCCTCTTTGCCCGGCTTGCGCCGGGCGTTTTTTTGACTATTTCGGCTTGCGTTCCCACGGTTTCGCTGGCGCTGCTGCTGGCGCGGCAGGCTTCGCCGGGGCGGATTCGGCTACGTCTGCGCCATAGGGCAAGAAGTCTGCCACCTCGTTTTTCGCATCATAGCCATTCTGTGGCGGAACGATTTTCAGCTTAATCACAAGCGGCTTGTCCAAAAATTCGCTGGATGCTTTCGGTTGCATCACGCCCACCGCCCGGCAGAAAGCCGAAAGCTGACGTTTTCCAATCTCTTCGGCCTTTGCGCTCTGGTTTCGGATGTTCAGATTCGCAAAAACCATCCTCCCGTCATATTCGCCGCCCTCCTGAAAAATCTCAAACTTGAGCGATAGGCGTTTGCCGCTTCCTGTTTTGGCATCCAAAACCTCGGCCTCCCGCACAACTGCCGGATACTTGCCGGGCGGCATCGGGTCAAAGCTGCTGGATGGATCAACCTGTTCTGCGTCAAAATCAAATTCTTCAAAATCGTTGAAACTGCTCATTTTTAATGCTCCTTTTCGTTGTGAAAATTATTAAAATTTGGCACCGGTCAGATCGGCACCGGTCAGATCGGCACTGGTCAGATCGGCACTGGTCAGATTGGAAAAGGCCAGCTTGGAAAAGGCCAGCTTGGCACCGGTCAGCTTGGAAAAGGCCAGATTGGCACCGGCCAGATCGGCACCGGTCAGATCGGCACCGGTCAGATCGGCATCGGTCAGATTGGCACCGGTCAGATTTGCACCGGCCAGATTTGCACCGGTCAGATTTGCACCGGTCAGATTGGCACCGGTCAGATCGGCATCGGCCAGATCGGCACCGGTCAGATCGGCACCGGTCAGATCGGCATCGGTCAGCTTGGAAAAGGCCAGATTTGCACCGGCCAGATTTGCACCGGTCAGATCGGCACCGGTCAGATCGGCATCGGTCAGCTTGGAAAAGGCCAGCTTGGAAAAGGCCAGATTTGCACCGGTCAGATTTGCACCGGTCAGATCGGCACCGGTCAGCTTGGCATCGGTCAGATCGGCATCTTCCTCAGCCGCCTTTTCTATCGTTTTTTTAATTGTATTTTCGTCGCAATCGTGCGCGAACAGTACTTCACCTTTGAGATTTTTGATTTCAATTTTCATTTTTCATGCTCCTTTTCGTTGGTTAAATCAAATTTGCAAAAACATTCCAGCCGCCGACTTTAGGCATCGGAATTTGAGGCGGCAAACTGTAGCGGTTTTTTGCCAAAAATGCGGGCGTTTCGCTGGTGTAAATCACCGGCTCTGGCGATCCAATTATTCCGCGCCGGTGGTCTTTCTCAAATCCTTCGCCCTCGGTTTTCAGCACTCTCGTTTTGTAGTTTGCGAAAAAAACCGCATCCGCCCATTCCTGCACAACCGCACTAGACCGGCTCTGCAATTTCGGCTGGTAGCGGTCATAGGGGTCTGTTTCTGGCGACTCAAACCTCCGAATTTCAGTGTGCGCCGTGATGATTACTGCCATGTTGCGCGACAGCCGCAACTCGTTAAGCCCGGCCAATACATCGCGCCAAGCGTCCGCCAGCAACAGCGCTCCTTTCCCGTATGCCAATTCGCTGGCGCTGTGCTTTTTCTCGATTTCGGCCATCATTACCGACTCAAGCCAGTCAGCAGAATCAAGCACCACCGTTTCAAAGTCATGGCCATCACTCAGCAGCGTGCCGATTGCCTCAAAAACATGCTGGCTGCTTGTCGCCAGCGGGAACGCTGCTGTATCAATAGAGCCTAGCCCGTCTTCGGTGCAGATGAATACCGGGTTTGGCGCGGATGCCGCCCATGTGCTTTTTCCGATGCCGTGGGTGGCGTAAATCATAATGCGGGGGGCTTTGATTGCCTTTCCCTTCGTGATGCTTTTCAAGTCAAAAGCCATTTTTTTAATCCTCCAGTTTTTTTACGGAAACGCTAGGCTTGCCCGGTGTTGCAATCATACATGCGGAAAATTTCAGGTAGTCAATCGGGTGATTTTCGCGCAGGCTTCGCATTTTGCCCATGTCAATTTCCGGGCGGTACTTGACCGGAACCATTCCGGGCGGCAAGTCAAGCTCCTGCAATTTTTCAGGGTCAATCGTGCGGTTGATGCGCCCGGTGATGGTCACTTTATAGCCGTCGAGCTTGTGCGTTTTCGCGCCATCGTCGCGCATCCATAGTTGCGATACAAGGCCAGATTCAGCCTCAGCCAGCGCGCATCGTGCCAAGTTGTAAGCCTCGCGCGCCGCGAGGTATTTTTCAAGCGCGGCGCTCATTTTATGCTGCTCCAGTTGTGTTTGCAGCGTCCCACACATTGCAGCACAGTTTCAAGTATGCGCTTTCGCCCATTACCGCATCATACCCGGCGCGGACACTTCCGCCGTTTGCGTTGATTGCGTTAACGATGCGCTGATAAATTGCAGCCATTTCAGCATGAAATTGTTGGTTGTTCATTTTTCATTCCTTTGTTTGCAGGTTCGGCTTAATTGCCTAGCTGGTGAAGCGCATTATATGCGCATTAAAAAATTATGCAAGCATTTTTTTAATTGTTTTTATGCTAAGATGAGGGTGTAACATTTTTTTCAACAAATAATGAAAGGGCAAAAAATGCAAACGGAAAAAATTGAGTACATCGTGCAAAAACTGACAGAAAGCAAAGGCGCGGCAAAGCGCATCGCTTCGGGCGCTGGCGTGCCATATCATGCCGTTTCTGCGCTTTACGCCATCCTCGATGAGGAGGCAATCGAGAAGGTTTATGACTATATCAAGCGCGCAGAAGCCGCCCGGATGGTGCTGTAATGATTCGCCACGCTTTGCGCTACGCGGCTATAGGGTGGGCTGTTTTCCCGTTGCATACTTTCATCCGTGGCCGCTGCTCTTGCGGTAAGGCCGATTGCAATGCACCGGCGAAACATCCAATTGCCGCGCTTGTGCCTCGCGGGAGGAATGACGCGACCACCGACCCTGAGAAAATCAAAAGCTGGTGGAAGCGGCACCCGGAGGCGAATATCGGCATCGCAACCGGGCGCGAGTCCGGCATCTTGGTGGTGGATATTGACGACAACGGCGCGATTCCGCTTGGCGCTTTGCCTGACACCATCGAGCAGATAACCGGCGGCGGTGGTCGGCATGTAGTGTATCGCAGGCCAGAGGGCGGGCGGTATATCAGCAACACCACCACGGCGGGGATCGTGGGCGTGGACAGTCGGGCAGATGGTGGGTATATCGTGGCCGCGCCATCGCTGCACAGATCCGGCAGGCGGTACGAGTGGGAAGCCAGCGGCGACCCATTCGACGGCGGGGAAATTGCTGACGCGCCCGAATGGTGGTTGGATGCGATTCGGGCAGAAGATGCGCCGCTGTTTTCTGCTCAGGCTGCGCCAGCTTGGAATCCTACCGGCGAGCTGCCGGACAATCTTGAGGCGATGCTGCGAACCATCCCGGCGCACGATTACGCAACATGGCGCGATGTTGGCCTTGCATTGCACCATGCCGCGCCAGTTGACGGGCTGGACTGGTGGGACTGGTGGAGCGCGACCGCCAGCAATTACGATGCAGCATCCATCCGCCGCGAGTGGGCGAACTTCACCCGCCGGGCGCATCTGGTTGCGCGACCCGTCACAATCGACACCGTGCGCCGTCTGGCCGACGAAAACGGCTATGCAGACGAACGGCTAGGGATTGGCGAGGAAATCGCCGGGATGCTGATTGACTCCGAGCAGGAAAAGCAGGCAGAGATCGTGCGCGAGGCGGCGCAGGCCATGCCGCACGAAAGCATCGCCATGCCTGAAATCATGCCCGCGCGCGGGCTGATACGCGATGTTGCCGAATACATCACCCGCACATCAATCTGGCCGCAACCTGAATTGGCCGTTGCAAACGCGCTGACTTTCATCGGCGCGATTGCCGGGCGAAAATTCCGCACCCAATACGGCGGCATGTCCAACATTTACACCATCGGGCTTTTGGATTCTGGCGGCGGGAAAGACCACAGCCGAAAAGAAATCAACAAGCTGGCGGTGCTGGCATCGTGCGGGGAATACATCGGCGGGGAAAACTTCGCCAGCGGGCAGGCGCTAATCAAGGCGATGGAGCGCAACCCGGCGCAGCTTTTCCAGATCGACGAAATAGGCAAATTCATCGCATCGGCAACAAGCGGCAAGGCCAGCGACCACAAGGCGGACATTATTACGCGCCTGATGGTGCTGTATTCGGCGGCGGGAGGGGTCTATCAGGGGACGGAGTACGCAGATCAAAAAACCAATCCGCGAACGGTGATTTTCAACCCGTGCGCTTGCCTGTATGGGACGGCCACGCCGTCGAGCTTCTGGGGTGGGCTGACCTCTGGCGAGTCAATCGACGGCTTTCTGAGCCGCCTGCTTATAATCGAGCCGCAGCATTATCGCCAGAACAAGCAGCGCCCGGACTTGCGCGCGCCTGAGCCTTGGCTGATTGAGCAAATTCGCGCCATTGC